ATTACCGACCTTAAAGTATAGATTTGCACGGTCAGCAAGGTTAAAAGTAGAAACAGACTCATCAGAAATAGAAAAGAAGTCCTCGTCATTTAGTTCTTGATAACCTTTAAAAAACGTCTTTGCAAGTCCCATGTACTTGCGTTTCATAAGTTTTTCAATGCGGGCATCTTCCACAACATTTACAAACTGAGGGGGAACAGCAACCTTTTCCAACCAGTTCTCGTCTGGAGTGAAGAGTGCATGACCAACCTCATGACCCACCAGCAGATCATAAACAGTGTTGCTTGCCTTCTCCCACATCGGGAGGGTCAGGACACGGGTGTGAACATTAAAGCAAGCAGTCTGTACTTGCTTGTGCTCCACGATCAAGTCTTCAGTGGCAAGCAGTTTAGCGAGTTGTGACTTGATTTCGTGCTTGACTGCCATGGGTTTCTCTCGGATGTCCCTATAATACTAAACCCCCACCTTTCGGTGAGGGCCCTCAGTGACAGTTTCTATAGTGTCTACAGTGTGCTATGTAAGGATACTCCTACAGATTCGTTTACATGTTGCTTGATTTTCATCACATTCAATTAAACAGTTATAATAATCGTTAATAGCGTCGGCTTCCTCCATGGTTCGGTCCAATGTATGAGTCAAACGTTCAACGCTTTGTTTCCAACCCGCTAATTGATTATATGAAAGAATGTTGTGCATGATATGTCTCCTATTATGCGGTCAGGGACAATAACAAAGAAAAACTTTGGTTACATAGTTGTCTCCTTATTCATTCTACACTATCTAGTCAGCATATACTAACTTAATGAAGTTTGCTTTACACTTAACTTCTTTTTAAAGAAACGCAAGGATTCTTTACGTTGACGTAGTGCTTGTGGTTTAAGTTTTCTTTTCTGTTCTTTCTTAGAGTGGTGTTGCCAGTTCGGGATAGAGTTGGCCAATTTCCTTGCGATAAAGAGTCCTGATATTATCTAGAAGAGCAGGTGTTTTGTCAAGCTTATTTGACTCATAATCTTGCTTGGAGTATTTGATGGTCTGATCCATTTTAACGTCAACACCAACAATATCACTTAACCAAGAAGAAAAGTTTTCTCCAAGTCCATCTTCAAATCTCCATACATGAGTTTTGTCAGACAAAAAATCAAGTTGAGAACGATACCAATTAACGGATTCGGTGCAAGGATAATTTTCAAGCATTGAATGAAAATACATTGAGTCTTCTATTAACTCTTGGATATCATCACCATATACAAATTTCAAATATATGGATGCTGAAATAAATCTCTCAATTGGATTTCTTATAATACAAACATGAGGAATATTTTCTACATCCAAGTATTTTTCATAATACTCTTTGTGAAAATGAGCAATCTCAATTCCATCAACACTCTCGTATTGATATTGTTTATTGACGATATCACTATCGTCCCATACCCATCCTTGAGATTTTAAGTTTTCCTCAACAAATCTACCGCCAGTTCTAGGAATATGGACAAATAAAAATCTTTTTCCTGTTTCTAAATGCTTAAATGTTGACATCAAACAATCATTCTACTAAAACCTTTTACCTTATCAAATTTTATAACACTTTCAAATTTATCGTGAAGAGATTCTTTATGTGATATCACAAATACATTTGCATCTTTAACAACGTACCTAATAATCTTTAAAAACTCTTCTGTTCCAAAACCATCCAAAGAACTATCAAACACTTCATCCATAATTAATAGATTGGTGTTTGCAGAATTCTTCATTCGGGCAACTTCACGCCAAGTGAAAAGTAGTGCCAAATCGATTCTCATCTTCTCTCCCTCGCTGAAAGAAGCATAAGAAAAATCTTCGTGAATGGGAGACTGGACGGTTTCGTTAAATTCTTCATCAAGAGTGAAGTTAATATAGAAATCCATCATCTGAAGATAACGGTTAACTTGCTGATTTATCAGCGGTAGATACTTCTTAATGATTTTAGATTTTACTCCACCGTCTTTAAGTAAACTATACGAAAAATCGTAGTAGTTGATAGTGTCTCGTCTAGAAGATAAGTCGTCGTATGTAGTTTTTAGATTATCCTTGAAGGTCTCTAACTTGTCATGCTCAGTATTTCGGTTTGCAAGTTGATCGGTAATTCTTTGAATTTCCGATTCCAGATTTCTGATTTGTCGTTGACATCCAGAAATTCTAGTATTGTTTTGAGAAATATCATTAGTTAGTTTTGAGATCTCCTTTGAAAGAGTAGTGAATTGACGCTCTCGCTCCTCTTCCTTATTAATTGCCTCTTCCAGTTCTTTAAAACCAGATTGCAACTCCTTTGCTTTATCTTGAGCGTCGTTAATTCTATTTATCCTGAAGGTCTCGTCAATAGACTGTGTGCAAGTGGGACAGACAGTGTTCTCTGTGAAAAACTTATGTTCTTTAGTAATAGTTGATACTTTCTGAGATATCTTTCCTTTAAGGTTTCCCAACTTACGAAGTTTTTCTGTTGCTCCGGTATAAGAGTTCAATACTTTATTGAGATCATCGAGTTCTTCTACGATCTTTATGTTTTCATTCATAAATTTATTTTCTTCTATCAGAAGTTCACCAATCTTGGATTCTTTATCTTCAATATTTTTCTTTCCACGATTCTCTAATTCTTCAATAAAGTTCTCCTGCATCTCAACTTTTTCATTGAGAGATTCTTTCTTTAACTCTAAGACCTTAATATCTTCCTTTATGGACCGCATCTTTTCTTTGATTACAGTATTCATAGTAGAAAAAATACGAATATCAAGAAGATCCTCAATAACTTCTCTACGATTAGCAGCAGAAAGTTGCATGAACGGAACAAAAGTACTACTACCCAGAATTACGATCTGAGTAAAGGACTTATAATTCATCTTAATAACATTTTGCTCTAACCACTTTTGTTGATCTAGAGCAGCAGCTGCTTGATCCAACAAAGAATCATCTCTCCAAATTTCAAAAATATTTGGTTTAATTCCTCTTACAATTTTCCACTCGGTTCCGCCAACAGAAAACTCAACCTCAACTCTACAGTCCTTTTCATTAACAGAATTAAGTAGTTGAGGTTTATTAATCTTACGAAAAGGTTTTCCAAACAAGGAAAAAGTCAAAGCATCCAATACTGTACTCTTACCTGCACCATTCGTTCCAATGATCAAATTAGTAGCATTTTTTGTAAAGTCAATTTCAGTAAATTGATTACCAGTGCTTAGTAAATTTCGCCAACGAATCTTCTTAAATAAAATCATGCTCAGTATTTGGAGGAATCACAACATCATTTTTGGTAATAATAGCATACTTATAATCTTGCATCTCACATGTCTTTATCATTACTTCATCATCTATTTCGATGATATGCATTTCTGGACTACCTTCTTCTTCTAACATCATAGCAAATCGTGTTGCATCATCTTCTTCTTCAAATAGATAGAGGATTTGTTCTCCCTCATCATCCATTACTGAATAAGCACCTTCAGTTTCTTTGCCATTAATTGTTAGAATGAACATTTTAGACTATTTCACATGCTTCTTGATAAACTTCATTTATTACTTTTTGAAGTATTGATTTATCAAGATCTATTTCTGCCTCCTGGATATATCTATTCAAAATAGAAAGTGTGTTTTCCGATTCAAATGCTTCGAAATCTTCATTCTCTTGTATTTGAAAATTTTCAACAATTTTTAAATCTGCAACTCCAGAAGAATAAAGTTTATCAATAAATTTTTCAAACTTTTTGGTATCAGTCTTCTTACGAACAATAACCTTTACGATTTTGTTTTCATATTCACGAACATCAAAAGTTTGATAGTTAGTATCTTCGTAATAGATGTTATAAAAAAGTCTGTATGGATTGTCTACCGGAACATGTTCCAAAGTCTCTGTATCAAAGATGTGGAATCCTCTCCGATCACCGACATCGTTCCAGAACATTTCGTATGGATTTCCCAAGTAGAAGATCCGTCCATCATCCGATCTAGTGTGGTAGTGACCGCTGTAGACATTGGTGAACTTTGAATATAACTTGCTCTCATGACCATGATCCATGATGACGCCTCTATGAGCTCTAAATCCTTGGAGTTCAAGGTGCCCCATCGCGCACTTGCAATTTGTCTTTTCAATAATTTTAAGAGTGTCTGCTTCATTTTCTTGATTGATCCAGGGTATAAAAAGAACTTTGAGTTTGTCTAACTTGACCTCTTCAGGTGCAGAGTAGACTTTAACGTTATCGTACTCGCGCAGCAAGAGATCGACTGCATTAATACTATTAGTGTTTTTATAATATGCTGTATGATTACCAACGATGGTATGAACTTTGACTCCCATCTTTTGAAGTCTATCGTAGTAATTATCTTTTGCCCATGCAAGAGCAGCAAAATTGATTCCAGTTCTATTATCAAACGTATCACCCATATCAATAATTGTGGTAATACCTTCTTTCTCTAAAGTTGGAAAGAATACTTCGTCGTAGAACTTTAAGAAATAATCGTGAAACAGTTTGGAGTTTTTACGAGCACCAAAATGTTGGTCCGTGATTATTGCAACTTTCATCAATAACGCAGTTTGGAATGCACAGCATCTTTGATGCTATTATAATCGGAGTAGTTCGATCCGTCAAGAGTATTGTTGTCGTCAAATACCTCACTGTACCCAGACTTTTCAATAATTTTATTTTTGATATCTAACTGACGCTTCTCTCTTTGGATCCTGCGGAGAAACGCATAATGAATGATCTGCGTAAAGTAAGCAAAAGGATTTTGGGATTTCTCAGGATTAAAATTATGAATGTACTGAACGCAATTTTCGATTCCATCAGAGATCATGTCCTCCTTGAACATGTAGTTAACAAAGTTTGGCTTGAAGGACAAGTGATTTGCGATCTTCAAGAAACACTCCCCAATGTAGCGTGGAATGGGAGGTTTCGTGTCCCAAGACTTTCCTCTTTCCGACTTGTCTTGTTCGTTCAGATCAAGACCAAACTTTTTCACATATGAAATCTCTACATCTTCACGATACTTAATTAAAGCAGCAAGAAACTCTTTATTATTAACGTAATGCTCTGACCTTTTTCTTCTGGTCATACCTGGTTGTATCATAAGTTTGTATCATAATTATGTATCCATTCTACCATGAAGCATTATGCTTGACAAGTTTCAAAAACCATGTAGAATACCTTTGTGGAGGTTGATAAGGAAGTATTAGCTTTTATTGAATATCTTTTCTAAGATCTCTTTTGCTTCATTAACGTTTGCTAGATAACCCATTCTACGATTAATCTTTGTTTCGTTGTTATCTGTTTTCAAAGATTTCCTTAAGTAATCTTGATAGAGTAATATCATTTCAATATCAGAAGATTCAGACATTGTTAAAACATCTTCAAAATTAATGATAAACATATCTTCTGTTGTTGTTTTTAACCAAGGTTCAATTTTGTATCCAACTACAGATGATTTTAATTTAATTTCTTCAATTGTAACAGGACTAGAAATAATCAACATAGTCCTATCTTCTTCTTCTGATGCTGCTACTTTTGCAAACAGTTCTTCACCTGACTTTAATTTAACTGTTGCATAAAAATCATCCTCTATTCCCATATCTACTTACCTTTAAGTTGTATTGTGATTATCTCATAGTTAAAACGTTCTTCATTATAAATTTTAATTCTTTCTATAAAATGATTTAACGTATAGTTTTTTCTTGACTTAGTTGAGGAATCATCTGCAATATCGTATAAAGTTGCTTTTACTTTGTCTTTTCCTTTTCTAAGTACTCTTCCAATACTTTGAAGATTACGAACTCTTGATTTACTTGGAGAGGCGAAGATAACATTATGAAGTTTTTTAATATTGATACCTGTAGAAAAAGTTCCATAAGAGGCAACAATAATTGCGTTGTCTTCTCTTTCAGTAATTTCTCTTACTAATTCTCTCTCCTCTGCATCTACTCCACCATGTACAAAAAATACCTTACGGTTCTCACCCTTGTTTTTATTTATCTGATCGTAGAGAACTTGTCCATGTGCTTCGACTCTCTGAAAAAGAACAAGTGTATTTCCTTTAAGATCTAAAGTTAGATTTTTAATAAAATTATTACGTTGTTCGTGGGAGATTAAATACTGTATCTCATCTTCGTAAGTATCAAACGTTTGTGGAGAATGTTTAAGTACAAGACACTGAATATCTAATTGAGACAGATGTCCTTGTCTCATCAATTCATCAGTTCTTGTAACTTTATACGACGGACCAAAGAGACCCTCTAGGACCCATTTATGCGTCTGTGTGCCGTCTAAAGTTCCAGTAAACCCAAACCTATACTTTGCATGATGAAGTTTGGTCATGATATTAATCAATGACTTGGACTTGAATAAATGTGCTTCATCGCCTATAATACAACCATAGTCTTCAAAGAAAGACCGTTCTAGTTTATATACAGATTGCCAAGTTGTAATTGTCACTGGAGCATTATTACTTTTCTCTTTACCAGAATATATACGGTGACAATATGAGTCAGCATCCCAACCATAATCCAAAAAATCCTTGTACATCTGCTCTACAAGAGATGTCGTTGGAACAACTAAAAGGATTTTTTCTCCTTGGTCTACATAATATCTCACTAGAGAATAAATCATCAATGATTTGCCAGAAGCAGTGGGGCTTATCAATAGCTTTCTATTGTGCTTTAGAGCACTGTATACTCCCTCAATTTGATATTTCCTAGGAGTGTGAGTACAAATAGAATTCATATAGTCTTTAACACCTTCTTCTGAGATGTGTTCATTCTCCTCATATGGAGTACCATAAAATTTATTATCTTCAAATTGATAACTATATCCGTATTGCTTACAGAAATTGACAATTTTATCTAACAGACCAACATAGATCTGCTTAGACCTCATATCGTATAGGTGAATCTCTCCGTTCCAATTCCTACCACGATACTGTGGCATAAATTTTGCATTAGGAACCTCAAACTTAAAGTGATCTCTAAGTTCGTACTCAATATGAGGTTCCGTATTAATTTTTAAAAATACTTCGTTTGATTTAGAAATAACGAGGTCTGTCGTATTCACGATGATTCATTCATCTGAAAGTATTTATTACATACTGTCAAATTGATATTCTAAAATAAGTTTATAAAAATTATCCCTCATTGCTTTCAAGTCTTCTTGTTCTTCTGGATCTCCACCAGACCATTTATCAACTGCCTGACATAACCCAGCATGAATCAATCGAATGCCTTTGATATTTAATTCTATTGACCAATACTCTTCATCTTCCATTATCCTAGTCCTGAGTTGAATCGCATAAACTCTATAGCATTCTTGATATGATAAGTTCTATTGGATATCTGTTTGAGAATACTTTCCAGATATACCAACATTGTATCGTAGTAATCTATCTTCAGCGAAACTCCTGAGAGTTTATCATCTGCGTCCAGATACTTTTGCATAGTTTCTTTATCTCTAATTTTTTTGGGAAAAGGGTTTTCAATGTAGATGTCGGGATCTGCCTTTCCACTGAAATATTCGTATCTTTCGTGTCGGATATTTTTACGTTGTTGCTCTGCTTTCTTTCTCATCAGAAAGATAGTGTTGTACATTTCAAAATACTTCGCATGGAGTGAGGGGATATTTGTGGACTCTGTATGAAGGTTGTCCATATCAATTTTAGAGTCTTTTTCCCACATTCCTTGAAGGGTATCAAGATCAATCATAAACTATTTCCACTTAAGTCTTGCATATCGTAAATAGTATACTTGAAACTTACGTCTGCTGTAAAGTATTGGATATCTGTATCTGTAGCATCAAAAGATATGGTTGACAATGAATATGGAAATA